AGATTGATCGCTGATCTTCTGAAGACTGAAAGATGAACCTCACCAACAGATCTTGATCCGGTGTCACTTATTCCAAGGTTAGCGAATTGAGCAAGAAAGGCTTGACTGATTTGATTGTCACACTCTTTGATAATGTCGAGAGGACCTTGAGAGTAAAGGTATGGAGTTGTGCTATATGAATCAAACTTAACAGCTGCATTCTCAACGAGATAAGATTGCTCAGTTGAGAGGAAGGCTTGAGCTTGTGCTTCAGCATCATTGATCATTGCATCAATGTCACCATCAGTCAGACCTTGAAGCTCTGCAACGGATCTATCAACTGTCACCTTGGGAGTTGGAATTGCCCAACGATCAAGACCAACGCACATCATATTTGATACTCGTTGCTTTGTCTTCCACCACCACCAGACAGGACGCAACATTCCAACACCTTCGAAGTTGGATCCTGTTCTATTGAGAGTGAGGAGGAGGAGCTTGTTTGATGGAATAGGTTTGGGTGTCTTGCCAACACCAACAACGGTTTGAAGTACTCCATCGAGATGTTGACCATCACGACTCAACCATTCATTGTGTGCACTTGGTTCACGGTCTGCATAATAATCAAGGAAGACTTTTGTCTTTCCCTCGGAGTCGAGACCTACTTTGTAAATCTCCTCAGCATAGCGATATCCAATTGTGACGTATTCAAAAAGATATCCAAGTTGCTCCTCCCATGAGATTGACATCTGTCCCGCATATCCATCAAAGCCATATGCTTCATTTGCGAATCGTGCCAACTCTTCACTGACAGGATCATTCTCAATACCAGCTTGGAATCTCCATGTAGCTGACAATAAAGTTTGTCGAAGCATGTGCCAAGAACGACGAACAACCGGATCGGTTCTCAACATCTCCTCAGCCGCACGAACCCACGAGAGACCTGTGAGAGATGAGTTCTGCTCATAGCCTGAGATGGTACCACCGGACAGTTGAGTTCCTGTGATACCCATGGTTTTAAACCTTGGATACTTGGCTCTTAAATGCCTTGGTGTCTCATCATCTTTCATTATGATACCCTTGGTGATGTTGATCACTTTGGGTATATTATCATTTTGATACCACTATTTGTCAAATATTATCTTTTTGATATTGTTCCCCTAAGAGTGATTTGACAATCTCCATGTATAGTTTGACTGACTCTTCAAACTCATGAGGAGGGAATACCTGACTTGGTTCAATGATCATTTTGTAAGTCAGATCAAGAATGACTTTTTTCTTTGTCTCATTCATCTATATCTCCTTAAACGCTCTTTCATGATCCTCACCTTAGAGAATACAGTATTCTTTTTGATGCCTGTAATTTCGCTAATGTCCTCAGCTCGATATCCTAAAACGTGAAGTTTCAATATCTCTTTTTGTTTGCATACTTTGATCATTTGCTTGCAATATATCAAGTCAGTTGGATCATGGTCGTAATGAGGTTCATACTTCTCTTCATAAGTTGTCAAAGCTCGATTCTTGATTACATCACCACGTATGTTGTTCAAATAGATTCTCTTCATGACAACTTTTATCCAGCCATGAAGACCCTTGCCAATATCTTTGTAATATGATTTTTTTGCCATGATCTTTACATATGTATCTTGCATTAAGTCAAAAGCATCCTCTGGATCCTTTGTAAACTCAAAAGCAATTGAGTACATATAGTTGCTTTTATAAAGCTTCATTAACTCTTGATCAATCATTTAAAACTCTACTTCTATAAATCAATTCGATCAAGCTCATCAGAAAGTTCTTGCATCTTCATAAAGTATTGAATTGCTTTTTTAACAACTTCTTTATTATTTTTAGAACGAACTTGATCAACAACAAAGTCAGGACTCTGATATTTTATCCATTTAATATTTTTAATTTTATTCAATCCTTTCTTTTTGATTGCTTCCTCTAAAATTTCTTGTTTAGTATAAGCTATATAAATCCCCTTTAATCTCCTTAAGATCCACCAATTCAACTCATAAGAATCAATATCACTTTTTACAGTGTCATAAAACTTTTTACTTGCTTTTAAAATATATCCATCATCAAGAGATTTAATCTTTTTTTTAGGAATAAATTGATCCGTCGTTGCATTGGGACAAGCCCATCCACGTTGTTGAGCAAAACTCAAAGCTTCTTTTCTTGTTTCTCCATATCCATAAATAGCATCAGATCCAACAAATACATACATAATAATACTCCTTAAGTATTCAATAATAAAAATTCACTCCCAAACAGGAGATTTAAAACTCGACTTTTCTTGAAGAGCCAACTCTGACCTTTCGATTAGGTTTGCTCTTTGGTTGATAGTTGCGGGATGATTCTGTCCAATGATGGAAGATACAATCATATCTCAGAGCATCAAGAGGATCCTCACGTCCGTCTTTCTTTGGTTGTTCTTTATTGTCCCAAGCATATGAGAGCAAAGCTTTTCTGATTGAGTTGCCTGTCGCTCTCTCTCCTTTGTCCCATACCTCACGAGTGATCAAGTACTTTCCAGAGTTGAAAGCACGCTTCAATCTCTGCACTCCATTGAGTACGTCAGTCCTCACTGGGTCCGTTGTCGATCTCATAGGCAACCCGATCCCTCCATCATCCGGATGCTTGCGAATCATACGAAAAGCTGAGAGACCAGTATGATCAGATCTTGCCTTGCCGGCTTTGTCTGCCACACCTGTGTCAAGCCATACTCTTGAGGATGGAGCCATTGACATCAAGGCACGAGGCCAAGCAAATGCAAGGATCATCTGGCTGAGCTGCTCGATGGTCACTTCCTTGGGGTTGAATTCATGGATGATGATTGAGGCTTCCCTTACCTCGTCATATACGATGACCAAGACCGACGGCTTTCTGAATCCCCAGTCAATCGCGATTCGTCCTGTCATGGATGGATCATACTTGAAGTCATCAATGACATGTTTCTCCGGATTGAATTCTGAATACACCAAACCACTTGGAGGCTTTGGTTTATTCATGACCATGGCCTCACGTTCATCAGGAGGGAGAAGCTTTGTTGCCTCAAACCACTCTTCACTCAAGTTGTCTTGATTGACATATGATGAATAAAACAAAGGTTGATACTCTGCTTTCTCTGCCATCTTGCACCACCAAGCATCAATGACAGGAAGCCCAACGAGGATCATGATTGGACTTGGTCCACTTCTCAAACGACCAAGAGCCTTGTGAGCAACCTCAGCAGTCAAAGTCTGACATTCGTCAATCATGCAAACACCACTCGTCACATTCAAACCCTCAAGAGGATTGTGAGTTGCTTCTCTTGTACCAGGTCGATAATACGAGCGACACCACACGGTTGATCCGTTCTCGGTATCTGTCCACAATTTGTTCGTGTGATTGTATGTCCATCCAAGAGGAGCAAGCCATTTCTCCATCTCCGGCATCAGTACCGAGTTGTATCTTGGGGTTGTGTCTGTCACCATCAAGCTTGACATACCTGGTCTCATCTTGGAGACGAGCAACATGGAGAAGACAAGTGCTGAGGTCTTACCACTTCCCCAACCACAACGAGCCGCAATGATCTTGTCTCTTTGTCCAATTCGTTTTATGATTTCTGTTTGCAGTTCATTGGGGTTGATGTCAATCATCAGCATCCTCTTCTTATTCTGATCTCATGATGCTCATCAAGTATGTCATCAATCTTGGAGCATAACACTGAGATGACTGTTGAGAAGTTTACACCTTGGTGCTCGACTGAGTAGTTTTCAATATCAGTACCCTTGGGAATAATCTCTTCTAATCTTGTAATGCTGAGAGCTTTATTTAATTTTTTACGGTCAATCATTGCCTTTGCAAGATGATGTATTTCATCACTGACAATTTCAAATCTTGACTTATGCGATTGCAGCCATCTTAAATATGCAATCTCATTATCAACATTAGGATTCTCAAGATGACAATGCTTGCACAGCAAAACAAAGTTCACAGCACTACTAGATCCACCAAGTGCATGAGGAACAATATGAGACCTTTCTAGTATACTTCGTGAACTCCCCCATTTATGCTTAATAAATACTCTATTACATGCAAAACACTGTTGATGTATAGGATTTATTTTTAAGTGAAAGTCAAATTTCATTTTTGCTGATTTAGACATATTATCCAAATACCAAGATGCAGAACTTGATCTCCAATATTCAAGTATTGTCTTAGCACTCGGCATTTTTCTTTTTACTTTTGATTTCTTGCTCTTATTAAATTTTGAGACTGCATCACCTTTTATTCTGCACCATCTATAAAAAGTTGATCTATGAATGCCAGCTTCATCACAAGCCTCTTGAGCTGATAATCCCTCATCTTCGATCAGGTACTTGATTAGTGGATAAAGCTCATTCTTATCAGTTGGTCTCCCAACGTTTACAGTTGATTGTAATTTCATTTAATGTTATTCCTCTTGTATTACATTTAACTAGGGTGAGTGTAGTACTTGATTAATGATAGCACTGATCAGTTTTCCTTTTGCTGATCAGTGCTTTCTTTTTTGATGATGTGATTTAGCATACCGGCCACTACATCGACACCAGTTTGTTTTGTGACGTTGACATCAAGCTCTCGCTTTTGTCCCCATCGTTGTGGATAGCGTCTCTCAAGAATCCAAGCGGCCGCTCTCCAATCTCCATAGTTGGCAATCTGATCAAGGAGGTTTGCTTCCACGTCTGACTCGGTTGCATTGACAAACTCTTTGAACTGAGGAATCTCATCAAGCCAAGTATAATAAGTTGACCTCCCAATATTGGCAGCTTGACAGGCTGCTTCAATCGTGCATCCTTTTCTCAAGTAAGTACAGATGACCATCGCCAAGTCTTCAGAATACTTATACCTCGCGCGTGTGTGCGTTGTGTCTGTCTTATTTGTATGATTATCTTGATGAGACATAGCTTCTCTCTTTCCAAATTCAGTCAAAAGCTTTGGATCCATTGTATCAATCTTTCGTGAATGTATCACTTGGATATTTTTTCCAAGGTGAATTGATTGGATGATTTTGAGCTGGTAAAGTCTCCCACTTATAATCACTCTCAGCTGGATTCTCTGTCTTGTCCCAAGTCCACGGATCAAGGACCTCAGTCTTTGGCGTTGGCTTTGGTTGAGTCTTTCTCTCTGGTCGAGTATGAAATTCAACGCTTCTCATGAGTACAGACCAGTCATATTTCGTCTCACCATTATGATCATATGATCTACACTCCATCTCTCCATGAACTGAGAGCTTGCATCCTTTTGTTAATCCTTTGATACAACGATCGGCCAATTCACCAAAGCATACTACTTTGAACCATGTTGTATTCTCTTGACCATTATAATGTTTTGTGACTGCTACATTGAGCTTGCACATTGCTTTTCCTGATTGTGTTTGCTTGGCTTCCGGATCACGTCCAAGATGGCCACAGATATGAATATGATTGTATCCCATGTTATCCCTCGATTCTGTCTTTCAGATAGTCTCTTTGATAAGAGAGTTGAGCTTGTTGTTCTTGAAGTCGAGTGATTCTCTCATCCAAGATTTTGATTTTGTCAGTGACTTCAATTGAATCATTGTTCTTTTTATGATCTTCAATCATTTGACGTATGACTTCACTAATTGAAAGTCTTTGCTGGTATGCAAGATATCGAAGATAATCATTTAAACTATCATCGACTTGAAAAGTAATAGTTGTTTTCATTGTTCCTCCTTTGTGTTAATATCTCACCTATTGTCTATTAAGTCAATAAATATTTATGTTATTAGTTAAAGGGGTACTTTAATGAAAGAAAACAAGATGGATGGACTTGGGTTTGTGGATCTGATTGATCAGATGGGGGATTCACTCTCGATTGTGAATGCTGCTCGTGTCAGCTTTGGCAAACGTCACACAGGTGAATTGAGACAACAAGATCGAAAGCTCATCAAATACTTATGGAAAAACAAACACACATCTCCATTCCGACACGTGACATTCACATTCCACATCAAAGCTCCAATCTTTGTTTTAAGACAATGGCAAAAGCACCAGGTAGGATCAACATTCAATGAGATAAGTGGTAGATATGTTCGATTTGATTATGAGATGTATCAACCCCACCAATGGAGAGAGTCTGCTGAGAATGTCAAGCAAGGATCTGGAGGACCATTGATGAATCAGAGTGAACCAGCTGATCTTTACAAGTGGGCTGTTCAACATCAATATTTCATATACAATCAATTGCTTGATATGGGTGTGTGTCGTGAACAGGCTCGACTCGTATTACCCTTATCAACATTCTCAGAGTGTTATTGGACATGCTCCCTCCAGGCACTCATTCACTTCTTGAGGTTGAGACTTGCCAAGGATGCACAAGCTGAAATTACTTATTACGCTGAGGCCATCAAGTCAATTCTTGAGAGAGACGATAATATGAGATTCGTCCTTGAGGTTTGCTTATGAAGTGGCCAGAGCATTGGATGAAACATGCTGTACTCATTGCATCAATGTCACCTTGTCCACGTGGTCAAGTAGGAGCGTTCATCATTGATGAGAATAACAATCCAATCT